ATGACGAGGCGCGCTGTAAAGAAGGCTGTCATCATAACCGAGACAAAGAGATGAGATAGTCCTACGCAGAGAGACAATCAAAGAAATGCCAAACGCCAGGGGGGCCCCAATACCCTGCTATCACCCTACGCAGTAGACCCCCTCAAAAATTCGGAGAAAAAAAGTCTAGGTCCAACAAAAAAAATCCTGGACTATAATTAATGCTTGTGATAGTGTAATAATTATCTACAATAAACAAACTAAATAAGGAAAGAGTATGAGCAATGAAAAGCTAGTACGAATGTACTCAGACGAGTTAGAGTATTTGTGTGGTAAGTTAAGTCGCATTCAGCACCTGTATTGTTATGATAAAACAAAACTAGATGACTTTAGTTTTGATGGTGTAGAGTTACCTACATTAACAACAATAGATTTAGGTTTAGTAATAGTGCACGCAGCTTTAAAAAAAGTGCATTCCGACCCTCGAAATAATCCTATTGCACGCGAAGTAATCTGGCCTTCTCGTCGAAAAAACAAAACAGCTTGGTCTGGTAAAATGTGCACTCAAACATTTGAAACGTATCATTTGTCATTGGTACAGACAGTAAGTTTTTATACTGGTGTATTATGAACTTTGGTCGTTGGATAAAGAGTTGTTTGTTTCGTTTTCCTCGTACGAACCAATGGTTTTTGGACAGCACAGGATTTAGCAACAGCAGTGTAAATCGTTGGGTATCAGGTCAGTTACCTAGGGTAGATACGTTTGTTATATCGTGTGAAGTGATTGCCAAAGAAGAGGGTCGTTGTTTGGACGATGTAATCTTTGAGGCTTTACTGACAATAGATGCGTATCGGTGTGCCAAAAGTCGTCAATCAAAGAGTGTAGTCAATGATTAAGATAGGTTCGTTGTTTAGTGGTATTGGTGGATTTGAGCTTGGTTTGGAGCGTGGTATACCAGGAAGTCGCACAGTTTGGCAGGTAGAGCAGAATGAGTTTTGTCAACGTGTGCTTCGTAGGCACTGGCCAAAAGCAAAGTTGTATAATGATATTGTTGGTGTTGGTGGTAATAATTTAGAGAAAGTAGATATTTTATGTGGTGGCTTTCCTTGTCAGGACTTGAGCTTTGCAGGAAAAAGGAAGGGATTAGATGGAAAGAAGTCGGGTCTTTGGTGGGAAATGTGGAGAGTTATTAGCGAGCTTCGACCAAGAGTTGTGTGTGTGGAAAACGTCACAGGGTTGTTTACCTTGGGGATCAGAGAAATACTCGGCAGCTTGGCCGAGATCGGGTATGATGCGGAGTGGCAAGTTATATCGGCTGCACAATGCGGAGCACCCCATAGAAGAAACAGAGTATTCATTGTTGCCTACACCTCTAGCAACGGATGTGGACAAGCACGGGACAGGGGGATTGTTGAGATTGATAACATATCCAGCTGGACAGAAAAGATACAGTATCGGAGATTATCGCAATTTTCACTCGAACCTACCAACACCAACAAAACATCTGCACCAGGAGTACGGCAGTCCATCAGAGTGGAAAAGAAAAGATCCGACTTTGATAACTTATTTTATACAACCGGATTTGGCTATTGGCAAAAGACCGAGGCTCCAGCCCCAATTTGTAGAGTGGATGATGGGATACCCAATAGGTTGGCTAAACTTAGAGCGTTGGGAAATAGTATCGTACCTCAATGCACAGAATGGATTGGAAGAAGAATAATGGAGGCAGGATTATTATGTTAGCAATAGTAGGACATCAGAAGATACCATCCAAAAAAAATACGATGGGTTTAAGATACAACAAAATGTACAAGCCTAGAAACGTACAAGAGTTTGAAATGTATGTTGGTTGGATAGCTGCACAAGCAATGAAAGTACAAGGGTGGGAAAAGACCAACAAACCAGTATCAATGTCATTGGAAGTTGTGTTTGGTGACAAACGGAAAAGAGATTTGCAAAACTGCTTTGGTAGCATATGCGATGCACTTAATGGTATTGTTTATGATGACGATAGCCAGATTGTTTTTATTGCGGCTCGAAAGTCATATCAAAAAAACAAATGGGGTTTTCAAATAAATATAGATTTGTACAAGGAAAAAAATGATAGAGAAACTACCAAAAGCACTTCGGATTGAGCTTGAGCCAGTACTACGTGATCCTGTAAAGTTTATACAGTTGTTGAAAATCCAGGACAAAAATAGTCAAAAGCTGGTACAGTTTACTCCAAACAATGAACAAGTGCAGCTATTAAAAAAGCTTAAGAAACATAAAAAAGTTATTATTCTTAAACCTCGACAGATTGGTATATCTACTGTATTGAGAGCCTATGCTCTTTGGCGTACTTATCATACAACAGATCCATTAAAGTTTGGTGTGATATCATTTCACGAACGGTCAGCAAAGCATCTACGAAAGATGGACAGTATGATGCACAACTCGCTGCCAAATGTATTGCGAAAAAATCTTAGCATTGACAATAGTACTACACTAGAGTTTGCAGATACTGGTGCACAGCTATCATCGTTTACTGCTGGTAGTAAAGGTGGTACACGTTCATTTACTTTGTCTTCAGTCCATTTATCGGAGTTTGCATTTTATGACGATGCGGCAGAGATGTTGGCGCAAGTTATCGCCACGATTGGCGAAGGCCAGATTATTATTGAAAGTACACCTAACAAGCCAGGTGATGTGTTTCACCGTCTTATTATGGGTGCTCCTGAGAACGGATGGCATCTCATAAGTTATTGGTGGCACGACCACGAAAAGTACAGACTTCCAGCTCCAAAAGACTTTGAACCAACGGATGAAGAAAAGTACTTGATTAAATCCTATGGTTGTTCGTATGACCAACTGAACTGGAGAAGACGACAAATAGCAACCATCGGACTAGAAAAGTTTAAACGTGAGTATCCTGGTTGTTTAGATGATGCGTTTCATTTTGCTGCATCTACTTATTTTACCCAAGAAGATATACGTGAGATTGAGGAAATACATTTTGATGGTAATGAAAGATTGTACGAAGAACCAAGAGACGACGATGTTTATGCAATTGGTGTTGATGTTGCTGCTGGTGTTGGTTCTGATTACAGCACTATATCTGTTATTTCGATGGCAACATTACAGCCTGTGTATCACTATCGGAACAATCTAATTAGTCCATCTGCTTTTGCTGATGTTGTATTAAGTGTGGCACAATGGTTTGGAGATGCACGTGTTCTGTGTGAAAGCAACAATCACGGTCACGTTGTACTTTATCGTTTACGGCATATGGGCTACAAAAACTTGTGGCTTGACCACAATATGAAAGACTGGACAACAACAACAAAATCTAAACTTGATGCCTATGAAACACTGCGTGAATACATTACACAAGGTATGATTATGAAAATGGATGCTCAAGTGTTGCAAGAGCTTCGTGCATTGGTTGTTACCAAAATATGTCCAGAAGCACCAAGGGGTATGCACGATGACTTGGCAATGAGTATGGCGTTAGCATACCGATGCTTGCGTGACATACCACGACGTAAGTTAACTTTGGCTCGACGAAACTTAATGGATATGCTAATCTCTGAGGTAAGAAGCAAGAAGATTAAACACCAACCTATTCCCTGGAAGAAGAACGTATGAAAGCTCTTACTGTTGAAAGCTATTATCGGCAACACGAAAAACACTGGGATGAACAACGGGCAGAGCTTCGTCAGCTTAGATCTGCTTATATGACTAGGTATTGGGATAAAAGAACACATGCACCACAACAAGTTGTAATTGAAACATCACGTGCTTACGAGTTTGTAGAAGGATACATTGCTTCTTTGTTTGCTCGTTCTCCATCTGTAATTGTAAAAGGTGATGTTCGAGGACAAGGTGATCCACGCATTGTTCAAACACTGTGTAATAATTTCCTTGACAATATAAGAACCCAGCTGGAAGATGCTTCTCGATTAGCACTTATCTATCCTTGTTCATTTCTTAAGCTTATACCAAATGACCATCCAGACCCTTTCAAAAGAGTTTCCATATGCGCCATTCCTCCTTGGGATGTAATTGTAGATACAGACGCTACTGCCTGGACAGATCAAAAATATATTGGTCATCGTTATTATCTTACTTTAAAAGAAGCCAGGGAAAAGTACGGTCCTAAAAAATACAGTGCTCATAGCTTAATACGTTTTTTGGATAGAACTGAAGGCGATGATGGATACCAAAATAGTTCTACACAAGAAGTCGGACCAGAGTTCCAATATGTAGAAGTTATAGAGTTTTATGATTTAGAAAATGACAAACTTGTTGTCTGGTCACCAGACTATCAAGATGGTACAAAGTTTCTTTATGATGGTGTTGTTTTACCAGAAGGAACAAACGAAATAAAAGAAGTAAAGTATGCTGAAATACCTTTCAAAGATGCAGCAGATAATCCTATCTCACCGATTATACCATTGTATTATAGTCGGCAGCCTGACATTCCTATGAGAGGATACTCAGCACTAAGACGTGTATACGATCAAGTTCAAGAAGTAAATATACTTCGTACGTACCAAGCTAGTATGGTGCGCAGAGCAGCAAGACAATGGGTAGTAGAGTCTGGTGTATTTGATGCTGAAGCTATGAGCAAACTATCACAAGGGGTAGATGGTGAGTTTATTGAAGTAGAACTGTCACAAGGCCAAACATTGGGTGGGTCTATTGTTCCAGTGCCGCACACGCCTGTACCAGCAGAACTTGAAAGATACGTGCAGCAAGTGCAAGATGATTTTGAGCGCGGTAGTGTGCTTGCTCCGTTTACCCGAGGGGAAAGTAGCAGAGCAACCGCTACGGAAATTACAGCACTTGCTGCATATTCTTCTTCCGAAATTGGACGATTGGCCAGAGAACGAGATGCTGCTATTGAATATGTAGCACAGGTTTACATCTCAATGATGAAGCTTTATTTACAAGATAATGGTGATGTTATCCTGGTTAATGGAGAACCAACCACTATAAATGCCAATGACATTACTGGAGACTTTACTTTTTATGCAAACGATACAGGAGCTACACCAGTATCAGAAGCAGTAAAGAAACAAGAGTTTTTGGCTGTAATGCCTACACTTATTGAGCTTGGTGTGCCGTTAAAAGAAATACTATCTCATATGGTTCGTATGTTAGACCTACCACAATCTTTTTTGGAAGCACTAGAAGGGGCAGCTGAAACGCCTCAACAACAACAAGCAGCAACACCAGAAGAACAAGTAATGCAATCATCTGGTATGCAGGGTCAACCATCAGCTCAAGACATTCAACAGTTCCTTCCATAATGGATACACTATGCCTATTTATGACTATCGCTGTAAACCTTGTAATCTTGACGTGCAGATTATTTGTGATTTTGATGAGGCAGACGAACAGGTTTGTGAAATATGTGAAGTTCCACTTGCACGCCAACTATCACTATGGGCGCACACGCCTGCAAGATGGGGTGACAGTCACGGCTATTTTGATCGTGGCCTTGGTATGTACATTGAAAACTCGATGCACAGAGAAAAAGTAATGAAGGAAAAAAACCTTCGTCCTGTTTCACAAAGAGAACTCGATGATCATCAGCAAGCTGTATACAATGAAGATCAACAACATAAAAAGACTGTAGAAACATTTCAACGTGTAAAAAAACAAACAGGCTCTTTTGCCAAAGCAGCAGCTGCAATAACGCCAGACCCTAATCCTGATGCAACAGATAGAGAGTGGCGATATGATTTTGAAAAACCCTGGAAACCTAATCTAGAAGTTAAACCCCCAAATGGAGATGATACATGAGTATCCCTACAGATTTAATGGCCGAAGCCGGAATGGTTGGAGCTGAACAAGATGCAATGATGGAACAAATGCAACAACAAATAACACCACAAGGTAAGTTCTCTAAGAACTCTTTAAACCGATTGGTAAAAGAATTAAATGTTGTTTTGGAAATGTTTGATCAAACTTATCCAATGTTTGAAGAAGACATTACTATTTTTCCACAAGAGTTTGTATCGTCATTGACTATGGTTAAAAGTGCAGCGGATGATGCTGGTGTTGATTTTGACATTGATATGGAAGAAATATCTGATGACCGAGATTTGGCTATGGTTGCTGGTCAGTTACGAAAACTTGGCAGAGACAAAACGTTTAAACGTTTTCTTGAAGCAAATACTATGATGCCAGAAGAAGAAGAGGTTGAAGTTGAAATAGAAGTAGAAGCAGGAGATGATACTGATATGGATGAATTTTTTGCAGGGAGAATGTAATGTCTGAAGAAACTACAAATAGCGGCACTGTAGAAGTAACTGAGACAACAACCTCTGAACCAACAGAACCTACCCTGGCTGAAGGTATTGAAGCTGATACTGGTGCAAAACCCAAACTAGATGAATACCAACAACGTGTTGAAGATATACTTAATCATCACGAAAAGTTAAAAGAACAAAAACAACAACAACAAGAAGACGTTGAAGAAAAGAAAGTTCGAGATTACGAAAACATTTCTTTAAATGAAGGTGAAAGTTTTGATGCTATTTATGATGCACAACCACCTGAAGTACAACGTCTTCTTGGTTCTTTACGTGGTGACTATACTAGAAAGATGCAAGCATTGTCTCAAGAAAGACGAAAGCTAGAAGACTTGCAAAACAATCTTACCAACTCAGAAGCGTTTAAAGCATTGCAAGCTCAAGCCAAAGCTGCTGCCGAAGCAGGGCAAGAGTTTGATCCATTCGATAACAAAAGTATGGAAAGCTACATTAACAATATGGTTGCTGCAAAACTTCAGGCTGTTCTTGAACCTATGTACCAGGAACAAATGAAGGCACAATCAAATAGGAAAGTAGAAACGTTTATGAATGAGCATCCCGAGCTCCGTACAGATGAAGCGTTGCGAACTGAAGTTTATGAAGTTTTAAAAGCAAATGAACATCTTGATTTAGCACAGGGATACTGGATTGTAAAAGGTAAACGCGCCAAAGAATTAGCTGAAACACAAAAAAAACAACAGCAACAAAAGAAAGAAATTAATCGGCAAGTAGCATCTCGGATTGGTAACGGAAAAAAGGCTGGAGTAACAACTCCTCCAAATGCTTCTGAAATGTCTGGCGTTGACCTGTATCAATACTTTCTTGCACAAAAGAAATAAATTTGCTAGAATAGCTATGTGCCAGAGGACCCTGTATAGGATACGCCAACAGCACCGCCCCGAAAACGGACACGCGACATACGAAAAATAACTTTTATTTAATGGTGAACGCTATGGGTATCCAATATGATATACTCGCGTCGACCCTACGTATCTTGCGTGATCGAGAGGTCGACAATACATTTCGTACCATTCCACTCCTTGAAGCTGTTCAACGAGCTGGTAATGTCGAGATGGTTGATGGTGGTCAAAAGGTTGATCATCCTGTAATTCTTGCTGAAC